CCATCAAAAAACATACCGAAGGTATGACAGATGCAGAAAAAAGTTCATTAGTTGCTAAAGCGTTTGGTGTAGAAGCTCAAACAGGTATGAACGTGCTGATTAACCAAGGCGGAGACGCATTACGCAACTTAACCAAAGAAACACAAAATGCGACTGGTTATACTAAAAAGCTTGCAGACCAAATGAACAATTCTGATAAGAATGCTTTTAATAAAGCTAAAGCGACTTTAGAAGTTTTATCAATTGATTTAGGTCAAAAACTCTTGCCTTCAATCATTCCAGTTGTTAAAGAAATAGATAATTTGGCAGGATCGTTTTCAAAATTAAGCCCAGAAACACAACAATTTATCATCAAAATGGCAATTGCAGCGGCCGCAGTTGCTCCAACAGCGAAAGCTTTGAGTGGATTGACAAGTATTATTTCGGGAGTTACTGGAGGTTTGGCTAGAATTGGAGCAAAAGGGGCAGGCGAACTTGCACTTAGAGGAATTGCTACAGAAGCAGGAGGGGCAACTGCTGCGATAGCTGGAGGTGGTGGACTATCTGCTTCCTTAGCTGGAATCTCTCCAATATTAGCTGGTTTAAGTCCAGTGGCGGTTGGTGCATTAGGTGTTGCTGGTCTAGCGGGACTAATTATCGGTGTAAGCAAAGCTGTAGATGAAGCAAAAGATAGAGTTAAGTTCTTTGGTCAAGTGGAAGTACCAAAAGAAACTGTTGATAAAATAGATGATTTTAGAGGACGAATTGACAAAGCCAAGGTAGCAATGGAAGAGTTCGGTACCGGAAGCCAGAATTCAGCCCAAAAAGTTAAAGATGCTATCAACTCACTTTCCGAAGGAACAAAAGGTGATATTGACAAATCAACTAAAGAACTTGAAGATGCAATGAAACGAACGGGTTATACCGCTGACCAAATTGCTGAAATGAAAAAAAGAGGGGAAAACGCCAAGTCTGTTGTAGAAGCTGCTGCAAATGATATTTCACAAGTTTATATCAATGCCAACAAACGTGACGAAAAAAATAGAGCATTGACCGTTGACGAACAAGCTCGTGTAAGTTCTAACATGCAAGTGATTTTCGAATCAGAAGCTGATGCTCTTAAAATAACGGGTGAAAAAAAGAACACTTTAATGAAGGCTCTTAACGGAGAATTCAACAACATGTCCAAATCCCAAGCACAACAAGTCATTGATGATATGAGAGGTATGAGGGAACAAGCAAATAAAGAATACGATCAACAAAAAGCAGACCAGCAAAAACTGCTTGACGGTAAAATAATTACTCAGGATACTTATAACGAAAATATGGCTGCCGCAGAGCAAGAACGGGTTGATAAATTAAGAAAATACGGAACTGCAGTTGCCCAAGCTGAGGAAGTTTTAAGAGGTAATCTAAAACTAGGCGAAGCTGGGTACTCGCAATGGCGTACAAACGCAGAAAATGAAATACGGACATATACAGAAAATACAGGTATTGGGCTAGATGACCTCCTCGCAAAACTTGGAGACGTTAATAAGAAAACTGCCGATTCTGGTAATGTTTTAGCCAAGTATGCCGTAGGGATGTCAAACGACACTAAAAAAGCAAATGATGCTTGGAATACTATGATTTTTGACCCTAAAACAGGGGAAATTAAAACGAATATTCCAGAAGCAATCGCAGAAGCTCTCAAGGGTAAAGATGGTTGGGATAATATGCAGTTCATCTTGAAGAACGCTAATTTAACAACGAATGCTAGATTTGCAGTCGCAGAAGCTTTAATTGCAAGTGGGCAATGGGACAAACTTTCTCCTGAACAAAAAAATCTAGTTGTTAACAATCAGCAAGGATTGCTTGCCATTGCTGATAGCAAGCAAAACATGAAAATTTGGAATGAAATGCCAGATTCTGTTAAGAAAATTCTTGGTGATAATAAAGATTTCTTACAAAATAAAGAAACGGCCCAACAAGCTTTAACTGGTTGGAACACACTTCCTGCTCAAACTAAAAAATTATTAGGTGATGATACTGACTTTTTGAGTAAAAAAGGAAATGCTACCGGAGCATTAAACTCATGGAACTCTATGCCAGAAAATGTTAAAAAACTTCTTGGTAATGATGCAGATTTTCAAAACAAAAAAGGTGCAGCCGCAAGTGCGTTAAAAGCATGGGATGCAATGCCTGAGAATGTTAAGAAAATGCTTGCTAATAACTTCGATGTACTAGCTAAAAAAGAAGGAGCTACTAATGCAATTCTTCAATGGAATAATTTACCAACTAACATCAAAAAATTATTAGCAAGTAATCAAACATCAGAAGGGGTTAATTCAGCTAATGCATGGATAGAAAATAATTTCAAAGGTAAAACGGCAAATTTATTTGCTAATTCTCAGCCAGCTGTTGATACTCTTAACTCTTTTCTGAATCTTCCGGCATCGAAGACCATTAACATGATTGTGAATACAACTAAAAATGCTCAAGGTACACCATACCATCCGGGCGGGCTAGCTATGGTTAATGACCAAAAAGGGCCAACTTACAAGGAGTTAATCAGCTTGCCTAATGGAGTAAGTTTTATTCCAGAAGGGCGAGATGTGACAATGCCGCTGCCTAGAGGAACGAAAATTTTAAAAGCTAGCAAAACAGCACAACTTATCCCTAAATATGCCGATGGCACTGGAGGAATTCCGGCTAATGCAAAAATATTTAGAGATATGCGAGCAGTTCAACAACAGTTAGTTGTTAGCACTCCAGTTGTTGATAATAGTAGCCAACTTAATGCCATTTTAAAAGTATTGGAGAAAATAGCTTCAAGCGGGACGAATAAAGAGGTTATTAACGCTTTAAAACTTTTAGCAAATCGGCCAGTTGATGCTTATTTGGACTTAGATAAGATGACTAAAAAAATTACCGATAGACAAAATCAAGAAAATAGAATCAAAAATCTAATGAAAGGGAAAAATATATGAAGAAAGTAATGAAAATTACCTATGGCGGTGCTGAATTATCAAAGTTTTTTGATTCTGTAACGAATATTAAAAGAAATATCGGTTCAACTTGGGAAAATTCTACCGAAAAACTGGGGAATGGCGTTGATTTTCTTTATAACTCAAGAGGTTCAAAAGGAATTTCATTTGATTATGTTTTAAAAGGAATATTCTTTAGTGAGATTAATCATAATAAAGAACAACTAGCTAGTCTAGTTAATACTAAAGAACCTATTGAATTAATATTTGAGGATGAACCAAATAAAGTTTGGTTGGCCCTCCCTGACGGTGAGCAAAGTTTTGATTTGGATTCTGGGACATTAAATTTCCTTGTCCCTTCAGGAGAAGCTGAGTCGGTTGATACTAAAGTATTGAACGAATCCAACTCAGGAGGCGAGCTTGGAACAATTACTCATAATGCTGATGGTTCTACCAAAGTTATAATCAATAACAAAGGATCGCTCGAGACATTTCCCAAAATAAAAGTCACCAACGTTCACGAAAATGGTTATCTTGGTTTCGTAAATCCCAACGGAATTTTAGAGTTTGGAAAAAGGGATGAAGCAGATGGAGAAACGGTTCCTGAAAGTGAGGTATTATATACAACTGATTCTGATTTACAATTTAGTGATTTTGTAGATGCGAGTGGTAAAGTTAACCCCCAAATTGCATCAGTTGGTGGAACTTGTGATACGACAGGGAAAATTGGTTATTTAAAAGATGGATTAAGGCTTATAACCCAAAGCACAGCTACTGGAAGTACTCATAGAGGAGGAATGCTGTCTCTTGACATTCCCCCAGATTCAAATGGAGAAAAAGGTTCTGTCAATTTTTATGCATGGTTTAATATTTTTGTTCACGCTTTACAAAATGGTCAGACAGGATTGCTCCAAATCATGTTTACGGACTCAAATGATAAATTCGTAGCTGGATACGGAATTGTCAAATCTGATAAGACAGGTAACACAGGAGCAGCGAAATTTTGGGTTGGCGGAGACCATCCTAAAGAGTATAAATCAATTACCTTTACAACGAATGATGGAGAGCAGACTAAAGACCCCAATAACAACACCATGTTCAACAGTAAAAAAGGGTCAGCTGATTTTGTCAAACAAGGTGCAAGTTTAGGTTTTTACTGGAAAGGAAGCCGACAAACGATTAATGTTCCTGAATTAGAAAATGTGCCAATTGAGAGGGTTTATATTTTTATTGGTAATTTCACAAATTCAAATAAATTTCTGGGAGAATTATCGCTTCGTAGATTCTGGTGTCGGAAAGATAAAGTTGATGCATGGCGTAATTTGCCCAATCGTTATCAAGCGGGTTCGGTAATGGAATTAGACATGGAAAATGGAAAATTCATCAAAGATGGAATTGCGATTAATGATGAATTGGTCAAGGGTACAGAACCCTTCCCATTCTCTTCAGGAGAAACTGAACTTGACATTTATCAATCATCATGGAATACTACTCCGCCTCAAATAGAAATCCAATGGAAGGAGCGCTACTTATAATGCAGATTACAATTCACGACAACCAAATGAATCGAGTAGGATTCTTAAGTAACGAAGTGCCTGGGCTCCCTTCATTTTTCAATGATAATTGGCACCGCTATTTGGCGGAAGGGGCATCAACTTTTGATTTCTCTGTCAATAAGTTTAAAAATGGAGCTTTGCAGGATTACTGTCAATTTTTAAATGACCAAGCTTACATCAGCTTTACATATGAAGGAGAAGACTTTCTATTCAGCGTCTTAACCTCTGAAGAAACAGATGATGTTATTACTCTAAATTGTGCAACTTTGAATCTTGAGCTTAGAAATGAACAAGCGAACCCTTTAGTCAATAGTGCTAGTCATAATATTCAATGGTACTTTGATAACATGCAATTAATTTCTACTTCTCAAATTACGATCGGGATTAATGAAGTCTCTAATCTTACTCGTACAATCAATTATGATGGTCAAGAAACCAAACTTGCTCGGCTCCTATCTGTAATTGGTAATTTTGATGCAGAATTTGAATTTGTGACAGAGTTAAATGATGATGGCACCCTTAAAGGGATTGTTCTTAATATCTATAAGGCAAATGATGGCACAAGTGTTCAAGGGGTGGGAACATGGCGAAATGATGTAACTTTATATTTTGGAAAGAATATTTCAGGCGTTCGCAGAACAATTGACAGAACTCAAATCTTTAATGCCACAACTGTCACAGGATCCGAAGGGGTTAATTGGAATAATTCTGAATGGTCTGTTAAAAATGCGGACGGAGTAGAAGAGTTTTATAAACGTAAAGGCTCTAATACTGCTTTTGCTCCATTATCGGCAGAACTCTACCCTTCCCAAATCAAATCAAGCACTGGTGATTTTTGGATTAGAAAAGATTTTAAGACAGAGTATAAA